CGAAGGAGTAGACAATGATCGTAATATTCGTGTTAATGTGGGCAGTGGCCTTTCCGATGCTGATCGTGATGAATATTGGCATTCCCGAGATGACCTACTTGGCCGAGTGGTTGAGGTTGCGGCAGACGCTGTCACCCAAAATCAAGACGGCAGTTACAGCCTGAGATTCCCCCGCTTTGTCCGCTTCCGTGGATTTGAACAAGGAGAAAAACTGTGATACTTGATCAATATGTTAAATTATTTAATATTAGTTGGATTGAAGTCTGGATGGTCGAAGCCTTGGCCATCATAGGCGGAGCATTGGTGTTGGGTTTGTTGGTAGCCAAAACTATGGATTTCTTGAATGGAGATCAACGATGATACATCCCAAGGAATGGATCCATTATATTAAATGGCGCATTGAAAAAGCACTGAAACGCATTCGCCAATTCATGGCATGAAAACACAACACGACTATTGGCAAGAGGCCCATGATCGGACCCTAGAGGAAATGAAATCGGATCCATTCTATGGCGCCATTCCTCCTGGCACATTACCAATGAACAACATAACCTGCTTGGCCGGCGGTGAGGAAATGTTACGGGTCAGCCCAGACGGATTCTGGGTGCGTGGTGAGAAGGTCGAACAGGATGACCGCGAAGCAGAAACAGTGTATAATGCATTCAAGGCCTGGATGAGCTGGGCACAGTTAAACAAAGATTACCAGTAAGGAAAGATGATGGCAACCAAAGAAGAGAAACAACAACTCATAGACACACTGAAGTTCACACCCAGAACCTACAAGATTTCGATGTGGGGCTACGGTGGCGAAAAGGTCATGGGCACAGTAGATCCCAAGGTCTGGGACTACTGCATGAAGCATCAAGTCAACTTGGTTGATATAGCCTGGAGTGACGAAGACACTGTGCAAGATGAAATGGGTCTGGATCTAGACATGTTGCCATTCACGCCAGGACAATGGTATGAATGTGATGGCATGGCTCATACCAATGGTGTAAGCCGCAATGCCGGCAACATACAGATCGAAGACGAAAACGGCAACACTGTGTTTGAAAAGAGCTTAGAAGACTGTGATGGCTGTGAAGACAGTCCAGCCTGGTCCTGCCAAGACGAAGCCTGGGTAGGCAGTCGCAAGAAAGGCGAAGTGGTGTTCATCGGTAGCAGCAACGAAAAAGGCACATTTTTTGAAGGTGAGATCCCACTACGAGCACCCTTTGACATTACCAAACTAGAACTCTACTACGACGAAGTGGATGGAGAAGAGCTGGTCAACTGCGTGTATTATGATGGTGAAGAGATTGAAAACTATGGCGGCAGCACAGACGGTAAGAGTTCAGACATGGACATGGTACGCTTGACCGATGATGCTGGCAACTGGGAACGCTATGAACCTGAAGAAAAGGACTGGGGCCATCCGCCCTATGGTACCAGCCCCAGTGACTGGGAACAATCCGAAACATTCAAGTTCAAAAAACAAAGACCCACAATTCCGGGATATTATAGTTGCAACTACGGGCATGGCAGTACCTATGGTAGTTTATACTGGGACGGTAAGAACTTTGGTGAATGGGAATACGGCAAGTTCCATGCCAAAGATGATGACGGTATAGTATCGTGGTCGGGCTACAACTGGGACACAAGCTCATGGGTCAATCAACCTCCCGAGCCGCCTGGCTTGATCTGCGACAACAAAAAATGTGGCTGGGTAGGATCAAGTGATGACCGCAGAGAAGATGCGGAATACAACAGCCATTGTCCTGCTTGTGATGGTACAGAGTTTACCTGGATTGATTACAGTGCTGATACGGCCAAAGGTCGCAAGAATCGGGCCAAATATTGTCGTGAATGGGATCCAGCAGTGGCCTTAGAAAAAATCTATAAAGAGTTTCCTGCAGAAGAAAAGGAGACAGCCTAATGATGGCCAAGCCTGAAACAGCAGGACGATGCGGTTGTGGTCGTAGCCCCACTGGCCAATGTTGTGGCTGGCATGCACTCACTGAAGAAGCCTACCAACAACGCTTGGCCGAATACCGTGACAGTGAACACCAAAAGCAACGACAAGATGAGTTAGAATCTTACCGCGATCAGGCCATGAGCCTGTGGTTTGACAACGGCGGTTCGTGTACCGGAGCCAAGAGCTCGGGTACACCAAATATCAACTAAGGAGAATGATATGAATACCTATGCAAGTGTGAGTGATATCAACAACCGAATGATTTCGGTTTACAACAACATGTTCTTGGCCGTGGTCAACAGCATGTTGGTCAGTCTATTAGTGGCTTCAAGTCCGGGACTCATGGCATTCCTGTTTACTGGAATCATAAAATGGATTGTGATCTTTGCACCACTGGTGATGATTTTTGCCATGACTTGGGTAATGGAAAAGGCCACCTATGGCGAAGCCCGAGGCATGTTGCATGTCTTTGCGGCTTTGATGGGTCTCAGCATCAGCACCATATTCATTACGTTTACTACCACCAGTATAGTCACTGCTTTCATGGGCGCAGCCATCTTGTTTGGCACCATGAGCCTGTGGGGGTACTTTACCAAGAAAAGCCTGGAAGGTTGGGGCAGTTTCTTGATGGTAGGTGTGGTTGCAGTTGTGATTGCCAGTGTTGTAAATGTTTTCATTGGCAGTAGCACCTTGGCCATGGTTGTAAGTGCAGTGGCCATCATAGTGTTCCTAGGTCTCACTGCCTATGACACACAACGCATTCGTCAAGAAGTCAGCATTCTTGAACCTGATTCAAAGGCCGAGATTCTTGGAGCATTGAGCCTGTACATGAACTTTATCAACATCTTTGTCAGCCTGTTGCAACTGTTTGGCGGGCGCAACGATGAATAATGATCACGTTCCATCTTCTATTGAGGTAAATGGTCGGGTTTATCATTATGATTATGATTATGATTGTTATTATCGTATTCCTAATACTAAACCAGAGTCTAATCGCGAACGTTTTCTCAAGGTTGTAGCTGCGAGTTTGTTTTTGATAGCAATGGTAGTGTTTGCTGATTTTTCCCACAGATAAAATAGTGAAATTTACAGTTCTTGATGATCTTCCGTTGTTGACTCGATCCTTGATGCTGACCTTGTGCGGCATAACTTGTTGTTGGGGATTTGTCAACAATACTATACTTTTGGTGTTGGCCGGAAAGATAGGATTTCCTTTGGCTGTAACCTCGTGCGCTCTAAGTAACAATCGTCAACAAATAGTTAGTATGATTTGGTATACTTTTTTATTAGTGGCATTAGGAACACTTTATTTTTATTTGAACTCTGTAACTATCAGTTTAGATTTAACAAAAAATTATATACCTACCTGGCACGATTTGTTGTTGGCCATTGGTCTGGGAGCAGCGTTATCGGCGTTTTGGAATCATGCCATACGCATCAATGTTATTGTAATGAGTGCAGGATTGGCCAGCTTGTTACCAGCCTGTATCATGGCTGGTTACTGGATCAGTCAGACCAATTGGATTGGAATGTGGAACAGTATAGCACTTTATCTACAATATGTGCTGGGCATGTGTGCCGGAGCATACGCTGTAAACAAAATTATCAAAGAGCACTAAATGACCACCGTTGAACTTTTTTTAATTGCCTTGCTGGTAATATTTTCTGGTCCATATTTAATTTGGAGACTTGGGCGCACTGATTACTGGGCACCTTTGGTTGTGATTCAGATTTTTACAGGAATATTTTTAGGGCCTGGTATATTGGGAACTTTGTCGCCGGAAACCTATAAGTTTGTGTTTACTCCACAAGTGATCACTGCCTTGAATGGCATTGCCTGGTGGGCAGTTACGTTGTTTGTGTTTTTTGCTGGTCTTGAATTAGATCTCGGCAAACTCAAAAATAACAAGATGGAAAGTGCTGTTACCGCGGGATTAGCGTTGGGCACACCTTTGATATTTGGCAGCATAATGGCCTGGGCGTTGATAACATATTTTCCTGGAAATTGGATAGGAAGTCAAGCACAGACATGGCAGTTCGTGTTGGGCATAGGCATGGCCTGTGCTGTGACTGCTTTGCCAATCTTGATTTTGCTCATGCAGAAGCTGAACATATTCCGTCAGCCCATTGGTCAAAGAATTCTGAGATATGCCAGTCTGGATGATATAGCCATATGGGGAGTCCTGGCTTTGATTTTGTTGGACTGGAATCGTTTGGGCCAGCAAGGAATATTTTTGACCATATGGATTTTGGCCAGCTTTGGCATGCGCAAATTTATGCCCAGATTGCCCGAACAAGACAGAATTTACACAGCATTGATTTGGTTAATTGTTGTGGCCCTAGGAGCCGATTGGTGTGGTTTGCATTTTATGGTAGGCGCATTTTTAGCTGGTATGGTGTTGGACCGACACTGGTTTGATGAACGGGTGTTAGACTTTATGCGTGAACATGTATTGTTGTTTATCATGCCCGTGTTTTTCCTTAGTACCGGTCTACGCACCAGTTGGGAATTAAGTGGACTATTAGTAATTGGCGTGGCTTTGTTGATGTATGTAACCCAGGCATCTGGAAAAATTTTGGGTATACAAATAGCAGGAAAAATTTTTAAATGGCCGCCCGGTGAGGTCAAGCTGATTGGTTGGTTATTACAAACTAAGGCTTTGATTGAAATTATTTTTGTTAGTGTGTTGTTGGACAAAGGCATCATAACCAGTCAGATGTTTACTGTGATGTTGCTAATGGCCTTGATCAGCACAATGAGCACTATACCAGCGGTAACACCGATGTTGAAACGACTTGGATATTGAAAAGATGAGTAAATTTAGAATTTGGCTGGCACGCAAGATTTTAGGCAATCATTGTTCTTGCTATAAAATGGGATATCATGTATTATGTGACTATACTCAACAAGGAATAGGTGGTCGCAAAAAATGAATCCCATCAACCTACTGACTTCAGCCATTGATAGCCTCTGGTGGTGGACCTATGGTATCATTGCCGGCTGGGGTCTGACTTTTACTCTGGTTGTAGCGGCCTTGATCATTTTGTTGATCAGGACCATTAATCTACAACGCAGAGTGGATAGATTGGAAAATCGGATTATTACCAACGAACGTGAATTCAATCTGTTCAGTAAAACATGGCCAGGCAAGAAACCTTAGACACTCATCAATGCTCGGTTTGTAGTTGCGACTACACCGATGACGAAGGTGGCATCCAAGGCTACTTTGGTATCCTACCTGTGAGTTTTTGTCCCACCTGCTTCTCGTGCATGTGCGACATGGCCAGCCAGTTCATTCTACCAGAAGGCACAGAATAAATATTAGATTATGTGGTTTGGCCTACTAACTCTCGCAACCGCACTGATCATATCAGTCAGTGCTGCTTACTACAGCATCTTGGGCCTCACGGCTATATTTGCCTCGGCCTTTTGGCCCATAGTTATACTTGGCTCAAGTCTCGAAGTAGGCAAAATTGTATCAACTCTGTGGTTGCACAAGTATTGGTCTCGAGCTGAACTACAATACAAGGTTTACTTATGCACGGCTGTGGCCATACTCATGTTGTTGACCAGCATGGGTGTGTTTGGTTTCCTGTCAAAAGCACACAGCGATCAAGGCATGATCAGTGGAGATGTCACAGCCAAGATCAGCATCTATGATGAAAAAATCAAACAAGCCCGTGACAACATAGACATGGCTCGAAAGGCTCTGGTCCAGATGGATGCCGCGGTAGATCAAACCATGAGTCGTAGCACGGATGAAAAAGGTGCTGACAAGGCCGCACAACTGCGTCGTAGCCAGGCTGCCGAACGCAACAGACTCCTGCGTGAAATAGAAACCGAACAGAAAAAGATACAGGCACTCAATGACGAACGGGCACCCATAGCCGCCGAAGTGCGCAAGGTCGAAGCTGAAGTAGGACCCATCAAGTACATCGCGGCCTTGATCTATGGCGACAATCCCGAAGCCAATGTGCTGGAAAAAGCTGTGCGTTGGGTGATCATACTCATTGTCATAGTGTTTGATCCCTTGGCACTTACCTTGTTGCTGGCCGCTACCAAGACCCTGGAATGGGAACGTGGCATCAACATCATGGCACCTACGGCCAGACGACCCAGGTATGAGCCCGATGATGGAGCCTTGACTGAGCATCAACTGAAACAGATCAATGATCGACTCCGAGAAGCCCAAGAAGATCCGGAGGTCCAGGAATTCTTTGATAGTGCTAGAAAAACAGCACAGGCCATAGACGCTGGCACCTACGAGCCGTCCGAACAAGAACCTGCGGCAAAGAAAAAAATACTGGATGGACTCAATACAATGTGGGCCTGGGGCAGGAAGAAATTAGTAAAAGACACAGAAGCCGAACATGCTCCATTAGAATCTCCTAAAGTTGAAGAAGCGGAATATGAAATGCCAGATGATGATCATCTCATTGACGAACTCGAAAAACAAGCCCGGAGAACCTGGAAGGATGCACACCCAGAAGACACAATCAAACGGCAACGTCGCATGTATGAAGCCGGCGCAATCAAAGAATTGCCTTGGATGACTGCCGAGTACTACCCAGACTATCAAGATCAACTGGGCCTAGAAGCCGACAACCTTCCAGAAGGACAGATGGGCGAAGTCCGGGGATTTGGTACTGCGTTCCCACCAAATCCCAACAAGAGTGACATGTTCTTGCGTGTAGATCAATTGCCCAGTGTGCTATACAAGTTCAATGGCAAAACCTGGATCGAAGTAGATAAATCTCAAAGCGACACCCATGCCTACAATGACGCCTACATTGATCATCTCATTGAAAAAATCAGCACAGGCGAATACGATCTTGATCTGCTGAGCGATGCTGAACGAGACAGTATCGAGCAAAGATTGCGATCCACCGGACAGGCCTAACATGAGCCCGGCCATAGAACATTGTAGTTTCTGTGACAAACACAAAGATCGTGTGGGCAAACTCATAGTCAGTCACAAGGTAGCCATCTGCAACGAGTGTGTGGATCTATGCGGTGGCTTGTTGAAAGACACCAAAGCAACTCCAGAAAAAAAGTCTGGAACCTTTTCAGTTCCAGATCCCAAAGACATTCGAGATTATCTTGATCAGCATGTGGTAGGTCAAGATTCGGCCAAGATAGTGCTCAGCGTGGCCATAGCCAATCATTACAAACGCATCGGCCACGCAGATCGACGCATAGCCAAAGCCAACATATTAATGATCGGTCCTACCGGTACTGGCAAAACACTCATGGCTCGCACAGTGGCCGAATATTTAGATGTGCCTTTTGTGATAGCAGATGCAACTTGCTTGACCGAAGCAGGATATGTAGGCGATGATGTAGAAAGCATGATCACAAGATTATACATGGCCGCCGATGGCAGTGTAGAACGCTGTCAGCGCGGCATAGTGTTCCTGGACGAAATTGACAAGATAGCTCGTAAAAGTGAAAGTGCCACGGTCAGCCGAGACGTCAGTGGCGAAGGTGTACAACAGGCCTTGCTGAAATTGGTTGAAGGCACTCGATGCAAGGTGCCTGTGCAAGGAACAAAAAAAAGCAACACCACAGAAACTGTGGAGATTGACACTTCAAACATATTGTTCATAGCCGGCGGTGCGTTTGTGGGCATGGACCGCATCGTACAAAATCGTGTGCAAGGCACAGCCATGGGGTTTGCCGCAAGAATTTCATCAGCAGATGACACCAAGCAGGAACCCATTACTCCAGAAGACCTGGTACGGTATGGCATGATACCCGAATTTGTAGGTAGATTCAGCAACTACGTAAATCTACATGCTCTGACTCAGTCACAATTGATCAGTGTGTTGACAGAAATCAAAAACAATTTTGTGGGTCAATACCAATGGTTGTTTGATCAAGATCAGGTAAATCTACAATTTGATGCTGAAAGCCTGGATCTCATAGTAGAACGCACACTGAGAACCGGCACAGGTGCCCGCGGATTACACAGCGAACTGGAGCGGGTGTTATTGCCGCACATGTTTGATCTGCCCCGGTATCGCCGACAAAATATATTACAGGTCACGATCAATAAAACCCAGGTAAATACACCCATGACACTATTACAGGAAAATTCGTGAAAGAGTATCGTAGAAGCGTGGTAGTCCGAGACGGCAATGTAGAACGTGCTCTGCGCAAGTTTAAGAAGAAAATCCAAGAACAAGGCCTGCTGGAGGAACTGCGTGGCCGCGAAACTTACGAAAAACCCACTACAAAAAGAAAACGCAAAAAAGGTGCTGCCGCCGCACGCTGGCGCAAAAAATTACGCGACCAACAACTTCCAAAAAAACTCTATTGATGTGTTTGTAGAATTTGCATTGCCTCAGGACGAAAGTTATGGGTTTGTTTTAAATCTTATTCGTCTTGATATTGTTGATTGGGCAACTCGCTACAACATTCCTTACACACAGAAAACAATAAAATATACTCATAGATTGGCCTTTGATCAAGACCGTTTCTATACTGTGTTTGCCACAACCTGGAACAGCAAATTCGATTATCGACTTGTTGACAGACGGTGGTAAATGTGTTATAAATATATTATGTAGATGCCGATGGTCGGGTCTACACAACAGTCATACTTGCTTAACTAAAGGAGAAAAACATGACAAAAATCACAGCTCTGGACCTCAGTCCATTTTATCGTAACAGCATTGGTGTAGATCGTTTGTTTGGTCGTATCATGGACCAAATTGATCATGCCAGCACCAACAACTATCCACCCTACAACATACTCAAGACCGGCGAAGATACCTTTGAAATACAGGTAGCGGTAGCAGGCTTTGGTCAAGGTGAGATTGATGTTGCTGTCAAAGATGGCGAATTGGTAATCACCGGAGAAAAACAACCTGAAGCCCTGTTGGTAGGTACCGAGTACTTGCATCAAGGCATCAGTGCTCGTCGTTTTATACGCACATTTACCATGGCCGACTATGTGGAAGTAGTCGCAGCCGAGTGCAAAGACGGCATCCTTACAGTGCGGTTGGAGCGACGTGTGCCCGAGGCCATGAAGCCAAAGACCATTGCGATCACCTACGCAAAATAGTATAATGTAGTAAATACAGTAAGGGGCATGTTGCCCCTTACTACTAACAAGGAAACGCAATGTCACAAGCTGGAACAATTACAAAAACCAAAACAAACTTGGGACTAGCCGAGCCACCCATGTTTAAAATTATCTATCTCAATGACAATGCCACCCCTATGGAGTTTGTGATTGAGACCTTGATAGAGTCTTTTAACTACAACGAACAAACTGCTGTGCAGATCACGCACGATATACACGAAGCAGGAAGTGCTGTGGTAGCTGTGTTGCCTTATGAAATTGCTGAACAAAAAGGCATTGAAGTTACTGTGCAGGCACGCAACAACAACTATCCCTTGCAGATTAAACTCGAGCCCGAGACAGCTTAAAAATCTATTTCGATCCGGCGAGGATAAAACACACTCTGACTCCACGGTGTGTTGCCGCGACCGCGTGGATTGCTTACATATCTGATACCGCCGAAATTCTGGTCAACAGGTCTGTGATAATGACCAAAGCACCAGGTATGGATTTTGTTTTCGGTATCTTCGTCGATGGCTCGGCTGATAACACTGTTGCCCATGCCGTTGTATCTCCAGGTTCCCACTAGATCAGGATCGTGTGATATGATCCACGGTGCAGGCACAGTATGACTGACCATGACTATGGCTCCTACTTCCATGTGAGTTTGAAGTTTTCTTATGCTGGTTATCATGTAATTGGCATCATTGTAGGCTATTCCTGTGATATTAGCGGCTGCTGAATTTGTAATGCCAAAATGATCTTGTATGTGTTGCACACTGAGTTCAACGTCAATGGCTGTATCAAAATCATAGGTCCACCATGCATTGGTTCCTAGTAGAGCAACACCATTGACTATGATCACATTGTCCTGCATGAATACCACATTTGATATAGAGCTGATATCTGCTGCTAGATCTCTGTAACTGGCTACCAGATCGTCCATGTAATCTTTGTGTTCTTCGTTGCCATCCACATAAAAAACACCGCCTGGATAGCATTTTCCTAGATGTTCCAGAGTCTCCAACAGCCGTTCACGATTGCGAGCTACGTCGCCCACTACCACACAGTATGGAGCAGTGGCCTGACCGGTCCAATCAAACTGATCCCAGGTTTCTACATGTAGATCAGAAATCAAATCAAATGCAAATCTCATGATGTATTTACAGTGCAAGTCCAGGCCAAACATTTATTTGGATAATATATCCAGTTATCTCCATTTGGGCATACCAACATAAATATCCATATAATAAAAAGACTCTAACAAGGAGCAATCATGAGTGTATCAACGGAAACAAAGCCGCTAAGTCGCAGCGAGCGTGAAGCACAAATCAAAGACAAAGCTGGATGGGTAATCACAGTGCTGGCTGCCATGTTGGCCATCAACACTCTCATGGGTGGTGCCAACTCTAGTAGAATACTCAACAACACCATAGACGCCAACAACACCTGGGCATTCTATCAAGCCAAATCAATCAAGCAGACCTTGGCTGAAATGGCCTATGAAGATGCTGTACGGGCAGGCGATCGCAAAAAAGCCTCGGACCTGCAGGCCAAGATCGATCGTTATGAAAGCGATCCTAAAACTGGTGAAGGCAAGCAGGAACTCATGGCCAAGGCACGAGCTCTAGAAGCCAGCCGCGCCGAAGCCAAACATCGTAGCCCCTGGTACACCTATGCCGGCAGCCTATTCCAGATAGCTATAGTTTTATTGACAGCCAGCATCTTGGCTGTCAGCAACCGAATGTACAAAGCCAGTATCGCGGTCGGAGCTGCGGCCATGATCCTGCTGAGCCAGGCAATATGGCTGTGGTTGCCAGTGACCATATAAAGTAAACATCATGGATCCAGTGGCCGGAGCCAAATCAGCAGCCAACACACTCAAAGGCGCTCAGGCAGCAGGAAAAGAGCTAGGCTCGGTAGTGACCTCACAGCAGGCCGACATGGAAGCCGCTGTACAACAACAACATCGAGCTCGTCTCAAAGCTCAGGCCGAGGAAGCTCGCCGGGCCGCCATGGCCGAATTCAAGGCCGTAGAACGCTACGAAGCACAAAAGGCACATGAGCGTGAAGTAGAACGCATCAAACAACAAACCATATCCAAGTATGGCAAAACGGCATGGACCGAAGTGGAAGCAGTCAAGGCCAAGATGGAACGTGAACGACAGGAAGAGCTAAAATACATGGATAAGGACCGTGCTCGCCAAGTACAAGTTTTTTGGTGGTGCATGACTGCGGCAGCAGCGGTCACTTATTTTTTCAAATTGTATAAATGAATCCGCAACCATTTATATTTGTAGCGGTGTTGTGTGTGTTACTTGCGCTGATAGTGATAGAATCCGATGTCATGCGCAAGAATGTGGCTCCGCCAAGAGTCACACCCGCTGTCCACATGAAAGGAGCATGACATGAATCTAGAACCTGTATTTTTTGTTTTGGTTGTTTTGGGATCACTAGGCATCATGATATTGGAATGCCTGCAAAAAATAACCTAAACTCAACGTTCCGTGTGGTCGAAGTCAAACACATCGCAGGCAAACTGTGGAATGTGACCTATTTGACTGAGGACGGAACTCAAGACTTTGAAACCGTGGAGGCCTTGGATCACGAAGAAGCCTATAGCACAGCCTTGAGAGAGTTGAAAAACAAAGGACAAAAAGCATAAAAACAAATAATGTTATGTAGGAACATTTTTTCCAGTGTTTTTTCGTTAAATATATTTGATATTCCAACATAGGAATACACGGAGAAGATTGGCAAAACCAATCCAAAGAAAAATGATCAACACAATTCAAAGCCTGGGCAGATGGGCCATCGTATCTGCCGTTTTAGCGGCCACACCTGCTGTGGCTGACACCAGCAACATTGTCACAGATTCAACTACTCGCAGTGAAACCACGGTCAAAAGCCCGCCACCCACGGCTATAGCGCCGGCCATAACCACCATCAACAATGATGTGTGTGCCGTGGCAGCCTCTGGTGCTGTGCAGACACAGATCCTGGGTATTTCGATGGGCGGCACCATGCGTGACATGAACTGCGAACGCATCAAGTTGTCCAAGAACTTGTTTGACATGGGCATGAAGGTCGCGGCTGTGGCCACGCTGTGCCAGGACGATCGTATATTCACTGCCATGATTGCTGCAGGCACACCATGCCCAGTGGATGGCAAGATTGGTGCTGAAGCCAAAGAAGAATGGCAACGTCGTGGTGTGCTGGATGCGGTCAAGCGAGAAAATGTTGGCAATTATGCGCCACAGGCAGATGCAGTCAAACCCATGAGCAGAAAATGAAACTGCTGATCACATGGTTGGTAACCGTGGGCTTGAGCATGACAGCTCAGGCACAGACACAGACCACACCCAACCTGATCAATCCTGCAGGCACAGCCTGGGGCATACCCAGCAACCAGGTGCTCAATATCAACGGCATCGCCTCTGTGGAAGGTGCGGGTTATACCACAGGCTCGGCCTACTACAACTCCGACACCAACACCATACGATTTGGCTACTTGCCCAGCACAGTGTCTCAAACCATAGCCATTAATCAAGCTCTGCAAGGCTCGGGCATACAAATCAACGGATTCAACTGGAAGTATCAGTGGATGAATGGTGGCTACAGCAGCGGCAACCTGGGTGTGGCTATCTTGTTGAGTGACCCCGGCGGCAACACGCTGGAAAGCCAGACCATGAGCCATACCACGCAGGCCGAGGCAATGTGGAACACAGAACAGGGCACCAAAACCTTCACGAATCCTTATGCCCTGGCATCCACTGGTTATCTCAGCATGGCCATCTCAGGGCAGGATGACCGATTCTGGATGGGCTTGTATGGTCCCCGAGTGCGTGATCCCAGCCTGTCATTGAACTATACCTTTGATCAGTGTGCGGCCAATCCCTTGAGCAGTCCTACCTGTCCCAACTACGCCACAGCCTATTTCAATCAGCAGTGCACCATCAGTGCTCTTTACAATCCCTCATGTCCGGGCTACGCGGCTGCATATTTCACACAACAATGTACAGCCAACGCCTTGTACAATCCAGCCTGTCCTGGCTACCAAGAAGCCTATTTTTCTTATCAGTGCAGTCTAGATGGACTGTACAGCCAAAGTTGTCCCAACTATGCTGAAGCCTATGCCAAGAAAAACATACTGAATATAGGCACGACCACTACCACAACTACCACCGCCACGTCTGCGGTCACAGAATCGGCCACCAGCACTGCCAAGACAGATCCGGTAAGTATAGCTACAACCAACACGACCACAAGCACAATCAGTCCTACATCAGTGACTTCTGTGACCAGTGTTGTATCAGGAGGATCTACAAATGCTACCACCGCTGTTGTTACATCTACACAACCGACTGCGCAATCGTCGACAACAACCACAACAACCGCCTCTGCGCCAACCTCTACAGAAACCCGAAAAACCGACACCGAAGTAAAATCTGCTACCAGCACCTCGTCCAGCCGCGATGACATGAAGGGTAGAATAGAAGCCCGTGCCAAGGAAGTAGCCCGTGCTGGCGCAGAAGCCAAGAGTTTTGAAGCACAGACCGCAGTACAAGGAACAGTGGTAGCACTCATGGGATTTGTGCCAGGCTTTGATGCCTACGGCTCAGCCCGTATTACGGATGTGAATGCTCAACAGATGGCCCGCCTCTATGGTCGAGCCACTGTGGACAATCGCGCGGCCTTGCGTGGATTAACTGGTGCCAGCGACCGCCTCCACTCGGACATGGTGGATCAACAATATCAAAGAGGAAAGTAACATGAACACACAACAAAGAATGGACTATATCCTAAACAACTCACGGTATATCCAGCAGTATATGGCTATACATGACGAAGAAGTCAAAACTCGCAAGCCCAGCATGATCAAAGGATTATTAAAATGGCTACAGAAATAAAAGACGTAAACTCCAAAGTGGATGAGCTAGAAGCTGCCGCTAAAAAATACATGAGCAAGGATACTGTGATCAGTATCGGCGGCTACGAATTCACACCAGCCAAGCTCATGGTTGCTGCAACCATTGTCAGCAGTACCTTGGGTGCTCTGTATGGTGCCTTTGAAGTGTACAAGGACTATCAAGGCATGAAGAAACGCATTGCCGAATATGTAGCACCTGATTTGAGTGAGCTCAACAAGAAGATGGAACTGACCATGCAGAATTCGGAAAAGTCTGTACAGTACACACAGGACATCAAAAACGATCTCAAGCAAGATATCCGTAGACTGGAAAAGATTGTGGAACAAGTAGAACGCGACGGCAAGCAGTTGAACCGTGAAGTAGATCAAGATCTACGTCAAATGCGCCGAGAAGTTGATGTCAAAATACAAAAGGCCATGGACAATCCTTTGGCCAAATAAGTATCTGTAGGAGGATACTGTATGGAAGGCAAGACTATTAAAACCTTGGCCGAGTATATCGTGAAGCTGAACAACAACCGACAACGACTGGAAAATCCAGAAGAATATGAAGATCGTGAGACCGACACCAATGGTGTGGAACAGGATCATGTAGAAACATTTTGGCCGCCCGACGTTCGCTCTTGAGCTGACACATAATATGCGTGGTAATCTGAAACCTACTGCCCTGTAAATACTGGGTCGATACGAAAACTACAAGGAGTCGACCCAGTTACATATTTTAAAGCTCCGCGAGGGGCTTTTTTTTATTTTTTGATTTCTTTGCGATGGTACTGCAAGGCTGTGATCACTACAGCCGACAACATTGGCAACACCGTTAATACCCAGGCCTCGGTCTGTGCCCACCATGCAGTCAACACAGGTTCTTTGATGGCCATTTGTACAGCCACCACAAACAATACAAAACTGCCAAGATAAACTGTGTTGGGCCAACGTTGTAATATGCGTGATACTATACCAGCACCAAACAAGATGATAGGAACCGACACCAATAAACCAAAGATCACAAGATAAAAGTTTCCGCCGGCAGCAGCCGCAATGCCCAGGGCATTGTCTATGCCCATGACAGCATCAGCAACCACGATAGTGGACATGGCACTCCAGAATGTGGCCTTGGCAGTGACATTGTGTCCTTGGTGTTGATCAAAAACCAGTTTCCATCCAATCCAGATCAAGGCCGCGGCACCAATAATTCGTAGACCCGGAATCATCAATAGATAAGTCAACAGGGCCACACTGATGAAACGTATAGCCACTGCACCAAATGTGCCCCAGAAGATTGCTCGCTTTCTTAGCTCGGGTGGTAGTTTGTTGGCGGCCATGCCAATGACCAAGGCATTATCGCCAGCTAGGACGATATCGATTAATATGATTGCTATAACGGCCCAGACGGCCTGTAGGGATAAAAGTTCCATAATTTTCCTTGAAAGTTATGGTCTCACTGCTTGGTCCGATACCGGGCTTGTTTGGCCGTGTTGACGATATTAGGAACCAGCCCTCGCTGGTCAGTTACTCCCCAACAGTATTTACCGCTAAATACTGCATGGGTCAATTTGTACAAATCTTGCTGTTGGTCACTGTGGTTTATCTTACTCTAATATTGGCTATTAAAACCATGTTTGGTGATTACACCCGATTGTTTGCCATCATGACTGCCATGTTGTTGACTTGCATGGTGGTGCTCGCAACTGCTGTGTCATGATCCGAAACCTATCTTGGCAGGAAGTCTCACAACTCACAGGCTGGGAATTTTACTGTCAACCCATGGATGCCTATGTCAACTGGTACCTGGACTGCGCGACATGGACTTTCTTAAACTTGTGGTTCTTGCCACATCGCATGCCCGGATTGCATTCGGATGTAGATAAATTTGTAAGTCAGTTTACTTTAAATGGAATCAAGGCAAGCAATATCTGCCGACCTAGTTGACAGGTATACGCAATCTCATTCCTATAACGTTGGCCCCTGTGTTTTCAACCCGCGGCGCAAATATACCGCACACCCAACCATAGCACACTTCTGGAAAGGCCATGGGCAATACTGTGGCACGTTGATAACCGGTTACCGCTCCTACTGAAACGCCAATGTCCCAACGATCTTGGTTGTAAAAAGCATAGCGACCATAGGCATACCCACTGCCGCGACGTTCGCTGTTGTAGTACCAGCCGCCGGTTATGGTCCAATCTTTGGTCACAGTATGTTCAACGCCTGCACCATAGTTAACGCCGTTGTAGCCGGGTCGATCATGTACACTGATGCCATTGACCTGTACATAGGTTTGAGACAAGGTGGACGTACAAAATAGTATAGGCAATATAGATAATAGAAATTTCATTTTTATTTGTAGGTTATTTGCACAGGTTGATTTTTTTTACCTTATCTAGTTTTTGTTGTGCTACTTTTATTAGATAATTAATTTGTTTTTCATTGGGAGAATGATAGGATTGATTGGTTTTTAAAAATTTAATTATTTTTGGATAGGTCATTAAATGATGACAATAATTAATCCACGGTAGGTAGTTGTTGCAACCCTCGAGTTGCTCAAAGGCTAATTTTAGATTTGTGCTCAATTCATTTAATACAATATCAAAAAAGTTTTGACTAAAAAACCACTGACGATTGTAATCAGCAATAATTTGTGCTTGTGATAGTTTATGTTGTCTTGTCAGTTGATCCCAATTAGCAATTTGTTTCATGAGATCAACAATGGTTTTTAATCTTTTTTCTGGATCTCCTATTAGATCATAACTTTCATCCCACACACTGTCAAAAGTTTTAAATCCATAACTACGTAGGTATTCCAAACTACCCATTGTTCCTGCTATAATAAATGGTTGAGCACACGCAATAGGGCGCAAACTTTTTTCAGTAAGATGCAACCTATCATCGTCAAACAGTGTTTCAAGGACCACTTCGATCTCTGTTGAATTGTAATCAGTAGTTACAAAATCAGCACTGCTAGAAGGAACCACGCTAGTAGGCCTTAGAAAATTTTCTAATATGTTTTTTGGGCGACACCAAGATTTTTTAAATTTGTGTGCCGTATAATGAATAGTTAAATCAGGATCTATAGCGTTGCAAGTGGTTTGACAATGCTCTGACAATTTATTTTCTATAAGTAGGTCCGCAAACCGTAATCGGTATTCTCTGGTGCCTGACCAGGCTCTGTTATAAATTAAAAATAATTTTTTCGTATCTTTTTTAAAAGTTTCATGCTCAGCATATCTAAACCAGTCTCGAGCAATAACCGCATGACTCCAATAATAAACAGGTATTAATTCATTACTATCTTGATATTTTTTCAAATTATGTGATCGTCTTTCACTGTGCAACAATAAATTTTTTTCAAATATATTTTTTATATAATTTAAATTTTTCAGTGGCAGTCGAAGATTTAAAGACTTTAAAAGATTCGGCCATTCAAATGGTGATTCTTTAAGATTAACGCTGTAATAATCATGATCCAACGGTTCTTGATCATTGCACCAAATTCCAACAAACATTGTAGTTTCGATCCACGTGTTTTGGTCAGTTAATGTAGTTAAATCATCAATGTTTTTTGAACCATGAGGCCAAAAACGATAAATTATTACACTATCACCGTGAATTTTTTCGGCTATGTTTTTGATATAATGGTATAATCTATCTATAGGAACAGGCACGAAACTATTTACGCAGAAACATCAAACTGTTAAAAATATGTCTCACCACATTCACAAATACCAGCTCTATCCTTTTTGGGACGATGAATACAAGCGTCTCATTTATGTCAACGAACACTTTAATGACATTCATCAAACTCATGCATGGCAGGCGCAAGGTTATGCCAACAGGTTCACTGGCGACATGTGCGACATGCGCAGTGCCCAACCTACATGGAATCAAAGATTCATTGAAATCTTTGCTGGACAAGGCTGGAAGGACATTGGCACTAGTTACTATCGAATGAACACAGGGACAGTTTTGCCCACTCATAGTGATCTTTACGTCAAATATATTGAACTTTTCGATTTAAAAGGTAAAGAAACCACCATACGCAGAGCTGTAGTTTTCCTTGAAGACTGGCAACCTGGACATTATGCTGAATACCGGGACGAAGCCTTTGTAAATTGGCGTGCTGGCGCAGTGGTAGAATGGACCTATGATACACCGCATATGGCTGCCAATCTTGGACCTACTCCGAGATACACTTTACAAATAACAGGACATGTCAGTGATAGATAGTCGCAATGAGTGGGACCCACTAGAAAGCATTATAGTAGGCTCGGCTACACATGCGAATTGGCCTACATCAGATCCTGTGTTTGCCAATGAAGGCAAAAAAACTACCTGGACCAAAACTCCAGTGCCTGCAGGACCAGTGCCCGATTTTATTATTGATCAAGCCAACCGTGAACTAGACCTGTTGTGCGAAACAATTTTGCGATATGGAGCAACGGTCTACAGGCCCCGACCCATGGATTTTGTTGCTGAACAGGGCATGTATAATTATTGTCCCAGAGACCGACTGTTGGTCTGGGGTGACTCAGTGGTGGATTGTAACATGATGTATCCTTGCCGCAATCAAGAAATCAAAAACTACTACAGACTTTTGGAAGAAGCCCGTAACAACTTGTCCATGCCCAGAGATCAAGGCATGGTCATGGACGCGGCCAATGTGTGTAGGTTGGGCGATACCTGGCTGTTTTTGGAATCAGCCTCAGGAAATCGCGCCGCCTATGAATGGTTGTGTGAAAAATTTCCTGAAGTCAAAATAGAATTATGTAATTTTTATTCTGGTGTACACATTGACAGCACCATAGTGCCTGTTCGAGAAGGTCTGGTGCTGTTAAACGCCGATCGTGTGAATGCCGACAACTGTCCTCGAGCATTCAAAGATTGGGAAAAAATTTGGATCACAGATGACATGATTGTAGCGCAGGACTTTTATCAATATCCTTATGCAAGTAAATGGATAGCCATGAACATGCTGGTTTTGGATCCAGAAACAGTTATTTTGGATGCCGCGCAAACACAACTAATTACACTATTGAAGTCCAAAGGTATTGACAGCATTCCACTTACTTTGAGTCATAGTAGAACTTTGGGTGGTGGATTTCATTGTGTGACTTTAGACACTCGGAGACGACATGACTAACCCGGTAATTACCCTAGATCCCAATACAGTAAAACAAATGGTGGATCATGCGGTTGAACAAAATATTTCTAGCGCCATACAAAGTCTTGCACAGGATCCAGCCTGGCTAGAAAAAATTGAGCGACAAATCAATCAAACTGTGGTTGATCGTGTGTTGAAACAACTTGCACAAACTGATATTGATCCTATCATACAACAATGTGTCAACCAAAACATGGCACAGTTTCAACAGGATATATTGAAAAACTTTTCCAGCACTGGAATTGAAGACAAGGCCACTTCTTGTCAATTGACTGTGCTGGACGATATCACTGTGGTAGAAAATCAACTTACCAGTAGAGATTTGACAGTGGTTAATGTTGCAACCATCAAAGATCTAGTGGTCAAAGGCACGGTCAACATAGACAACTCAAGTTGGACGGCCTTGGCCGAAGGCATTAGCCAAAACACTTTGAACAAACTGTCAGAGGAATGGAAAACCATATTAACGACACAGGTAGCTGAACATATCCAAGCCAGTGGCATCCAGTTTGATAGTGTAAAAATTGGTGACACCTACTTGGTTGAAGGCAATCGTTTAAGCAATCAAGTTACAGAAACCAACATTCAAGCAGTGGGACCTCTACGTGAACTCAAAGTGCGTGGTGAAGCACACATCAACAACAACACTGTAAACGTGCTCAACAAACGTCTGGGTATCAACACAGAAACTCCAGAAAAAGCTCTCAGCATCTGGGACGAAGAAGTCAGTGTGGTCATTGGCAAGCACAAAACAAATCAAGCCTATATTGGTACCAATCGAGATCAAAGTTTGGCCATTGGTGTCAATCGTGAACCGCAGATTGAAATCAGTGCCGACGGATTGACCACAGTCAAGCGCCTGCAGATTGGACTGCACAAGATCAGCCATGCCGCCATGGTGCCGGGCTGGGCTGGTACTAAAGGTGATCTGGTATTCAATACCAACATCGGAGATGACGGAGTGTTTGCCTGGGTGTGTATTGGCGCCCATCGCTGGCGCACTCTCCGAAGCGTAGTATGAAAATCAGTTGGGTCTTTGCTGACGACGTAGAAATAGATCCTACACAGGACGTTGCGGAACTAAAACGTATCGGCGCTTTCTGGGGTTCATGGCGTACCTGGCGTGCCTATCAAACCGACAATGTGGTTTGCCATGATCAGGCCAAGGCCGCAGAACTGCTGAAAAGGCGTTTCCAGACCTACTGTAATTTTTACATACCCGAACAGGTCTATAACAATCTAGAACGCCCTGAAGGCGTGCGACTTTATGCTGGAGAATTTGTGCATGATGTCGATCGTCAAGAGGAGCTGGTGGCCATGCACCTGGCAGCCACCACCAGCGATATAGTATTACTTTTGGGTTTTGATCTAGCCAAACTCCAACCAAATTCTGATAAATTATTGGCCAATCGGGCGCAACATCATCGTAATCTAATCCGGCAAGCCCTAACGGATTATAATAACATCCAATGGGTCATTGTTGATCACCCTGATCAATTAGATCCAAATCTCTCCAGTTTGGAAAACGTAGCAACCGATACCATGACTGGCATATTGACCATGAATTAAGATTGACTTTTGGATCATATGGCTGTATAATAGTTGTATGACTAAACTTAAACGCATAGGTTTCTGTTGCAAATGGCTCAATGATCCCAGCGAATGCGGCGGCATGAAAGTCAATGCCAAAGATCGAGACCTTAACGGGCGTAGTACCACCATGCGTTGGTTGCGCGAACATCCTGCTGAAGCTGAACAACGCCAATGGGACATCATGAATCACAACGCCTCGGCTGCAGTCAAACTTATAGAACGTGTGGCCAGCTTGCCCGAGAATCGCAGAATGGTACGTCTTGGAAGTGAAATGCTACAGGGGTACACAGAGAAAGATTGGAAGGCCTGGTGGCAAGATCCTGCAATACAGGCACATTGTGAGAAGATATTTGCTCCCATTGGGGAAACAGCTCGTAGGTTGGATGTCAGGCTCAGCTTCCACCCTGGACAATTCTGTGTGTTAGGGTCTGAATCAGAAGAGATTGTAAATAGAAGCATAGAGGAGTTTGAATATCATGCGGATATGGCCAGATGGATGGGTTATGGGAAATCCTTCCAGGATTTTAAAATCAACGTACACATATCAGGTAAAGCCGGTGCCGCCGGTGCGCGACGTGCTTATGGACGCCTCAGCCCCGAAGCCCGCAGTTGTATTACATTTGAAAACGAAGAAATAACACATGGCCTGGATCGTTGTCTTGAACTTGCTGATATTGTTCCTACTGTGCTTGATGTTCACCATCACTGGATCAAAACGGGAGAATATATTTCACCCCAGGACGAACGTGTCAAACGTGTCGTGGACAGTTGGCGTGGTGTTCGTCCTGCTATGCACTACAGCGTTAGCCGTGAAGACGTACTTGTTGGTCATGCCGTTCACTATAAACCAGATCATGCAAGTTTGCTAGAGTCGGGCTACAAAAAACAAAAACTCCGAGCACATTCAGATTTTTACTGGAATCCAGTTGTCACTGACTGGGCTTTGAGTTTTTGGTCGCAGTTTGACATACAGTGCGAAAGCAAAGGCAAGAACCTGGCCAGTGAACAGGTTTACAATCGTGCAGTAGAACTAGGGTTGGTATAGATCATGTTTCTGGGCATACTATTTCTGATTGTAATCATGTTGACATTTTCGATCTCACACATGGTAAAATATGATCCGGACATGACAAGTGTGGAAATAGCTGGCGAAACATGCATGATAATTCTTGCCGGAGTCATGATCTATGTGGGCATGTATTTCATACGTGGAGCCTTATGAACGACATAATATCAGATGTATGGTCCTGGATCTGTGAAGACTACCGTAGTTGGCCTTTGAGATTCGTTGCTGAGTTCACAGCCTGGATGATCAGTGTGGGGTGTGCCGTGGTCATGGCCATTACTATTCCTCATCCACCTTTCTTGATCTTGTATCCTTTGTTTATTGCTGGATGTGGCATGATGGCCTGGGCGGCATGGACACGCCGGAGTTTTGGCATGCTGGCCAACTATGCTCTGTTAGTCACCATTGACACTGTGGGTCTAACACGACTGCTGTTAGGCTGATTTTTTAACGGGTTTTTTAACTGCTGTTTTTTTGGCCGCAGGTTTCTTGGCTGGCGCAACTGGCTTTTCTTCTTTGACTGTTCTGGGAAATGGAAACTGACTTGGTTCTTCTACCTTGTAAGGTGCTGCTGTAGGTTCGGCTGGCTTGGCACCAAAAATTTTCTTTAATAATGATAACATAATAATTCTCCTTGTGGAATATTTATTTGCTTTAGGATCATTATGTTTTGTTATTATGTGGCAACGCAACAACTAAATATCAGTAGAAACACTGAGAACACGGATCAAGAGTCTGTGTTGTTTCTTTAACCCAAAAGGAGAAAACAATGTTAAACTCAATCAAAGCAATAGCAAACACAATATGGGAAATTTTGTGTGCCACAGGCGAAGCCAAATATGCCGCAGAATTGGCACGCAATCAAAAATGGGCAGACGCACAAGCCCTTTATAAAAAATAATGGTCAGCACACGATTTCTCAGCACCGAAGAATACTACAAATTTGGTAATTGGCTCAAGGGCCTTAATGCTGAAGATCGTGCCCTTTATTTTGGAATAAGCGTCAGCGATGACTACATCAACGATCTTGTGCAACGCATTGAAAGTCGACCTACTCGGCACGATTTTTTGGTCAGCTACAATCATAACGGATGGTTGGGTGTGTTGCACATAGCCCGAGTAGATGACCTTACCATTGAATTTGGTCTCAGCGTGTTTGAAGAATATCGCAACATGGGCATTGGCAGCGACTTGATCGGAGAAGGTATTCTTTGGGCCAGAAATCGTGGCTACCGACGACTGTTTTTGCACTGTATGACCAGGAATCATGTCATGGCGCACTTGGCCGACAAACATGGTCTTGAAATGACCACACACAGCGGTGATGTGGATGTGATGGCTAGCTTGTCCCCGCCCAGTTGGTACAGTCTGCAACGTGAAACAGCGCAGATTAATAGGCGCATATTCCACCTGTGGTTAAATCAAACCTGGTTGCCATTCCAGGAATCCACAGGCTAATTCAGCTAAGTACAACATGACAGCAATTATTGCGACCTTGGTAATGGTCCAAATTACCATAGCCTGTGTCACGCTGTATCTACACAGAAGCCAAGCTCATAGAGCTGTGCAGTTTCATCCAGTATTGGTTCACTTCATGCGTTTTTGGCTGTGGTTGACCACAGGCATGATTACCCGTGAGTGGGTGGCCATACATCGGAAACATCATCAGAAAAGCGACAAAGAAGGTGACCCCCACAGTCCACAGATCTATGGTATCTGGCGTGTGTTGTTTGGTGGTGCTTTCCTGTATCACAAGGCCAGCAAAAATCGTGCCATGGTCAAAGATCTCAGTACAGGCACGCCCGATGACTGGATCGAACGCAACTTGTACGCTCGACACAGTAGGCTAGGCATACTGATCATGTTTATCATTGATTTGAGTGTGTTTGGTCCATGGGGATTTGTAGTTTGGGGTGTACAAATGCTGTGGATTCCTTTCTGGGCGGCCGGCGTCATAAACGGTCTCAGCCACTGGTGGGGATATCGCAACACAGATACTCCAGACACCAGTCGTAATCTATGGCCCTGGGCTATCTGGATCGGTGGCGAGGAACTACACAACGGGCATCATGCCGATGGCGCCAATGCCAAGTTCAGCCAAAAGTGGTGGGAGTTTGATATTGGATGGATGTATATTTGCATACTGAAGGCTCTTGGATTAGCTAAACTCCGAATCAAATCAATTTAACCAAAATCTCCTAAAACGAGTAATATAGGTATATAATAATTGTTGCAGTGCAATAAATATTCATATATAATAGTTCAGTAGTAAACCATTTCAACATAGGAGAAAACAAATGGAATTCAACAAAATCGACTTTGCAAAATTATTTGATGTAACTGTTGCCATCGACAACATGCACAAAGGTGTCACAAACATGATCACCTACATGCCTGAGCAAGTTCGTGCCAGTGCCCACACTGTGGCAGATGCACAGTTCAGCTTGATCCGCACAACCAACAAGGCTGTGAAAGAGTTTGCTGAAACTGTGGAAGGTGTAGCCAAAGAAGCACAAAAAGAAATTACCAAAACCATTGAAAAGGCTACCAAAGCGGCTGCCTAACGTGTCGTTTTAGAACCACAAGCAAGGGATCATTTTGGTCCCTTTCTTTTTGACATTTTGTTCCATTTCGTGTACAATGATTGTATTGAAACTAGAAAAGGTGTAACATGAAACAACATATTTTGGTGGCATCAGTGGCCGCAGCAGTCATGATCATGTCTGGATGTAGCTCTACTAAATCCACCCAGGTCGCTCCGGGCCCGTCGGCCACCACAGCCATCAGCGAACAACGTCTGGCCACGTCAGATTTCAAACGTCTGGGTGTGCGTATTACTTACACCTTGTCTGGAGAACTAGACAGCATTGAAGCCACTGGTTATGCTCCTGTGTGGGGCAACAGCCAGAATGCCGCAAGGGAAGCGTTCCGTGTGGCCGAACTAGAAGCCAAAAAGAGTCTCAACGACTTTATCAACAAAGAAAGCATCAAGAGCACCACCTCAGTTCGAACCATCAGCCAGAATCTGGAAAGGGCACAGGACAACAAGACCAACAACTTTGCCAGCAACCGCAGTGGTGACGCAGACCGCTTGGTAGCCCTGGACGAAGAAGTGGACAAATCCAGCAACACTGAAACCGCCCGAGAAGAAAACACAGCCACTCGCAAGGATGCACTGAACATAGCTAGTCGCTTGGACACAACCATAGTGACACAAAATCGTGGCATTTTGGGTGGTTTATATCTAGTGGAAGGTGCGGTGATCAACGATGGTAAAACGGTAAAAGCCGTGTATCGTTGGGATCGCAAGAGCAACAATACCCGAGTGCAATTACGCAATTTGATGGCACAGTAACATGCGCCGCTTGCTGATAGCGGTGCTTTGTGCTGTGAGTGTGACAGCTCAGGCACAGATACCCGCGATCACTCCTCAGATGCTGATACCCAGTCCTTTGGGCGTAGTGCTCATGGTGGGCCAGTGGCTCATGCAGGACAAACGCCGGGTCTACTACATCAGGGTGCAAGGGCAAGGTGCCACAGCACAACAGGCCCGAGACAACGGTTTCCGCTTGGCTGTGGAACAGGCCGTGGGCACACTCATAGTCAGCGAAACCCAAACACGCAATCAACGCCTGGTACGTGATGAAATCATTACATATGCCTCGGGATTTGTGGATCGTTTTGAAATACTCAGGACTGATGTCACAGCTCAAGGTCATTTGGTCGTAATGGATGTGTGGATTGCCGAAAGTGCCATAGCCGGTCGCTTACTCAACGACAGTGCCGGAACAGGAACCTTAGACGGTGCTCGATTGGCCACGCAGGTGGAAACCTTGCAACAGGAACGTCAGTCCGGTGATCATTTGTTGGCCACAGTGTTACAGGATTTTCCACGCAAAGCATTCACGGTAGAAGTAGAAAAGACTCAGGTTGATTTTGATGCTCGTAGAACCTTGCAGATCGAAGTTCCTGTGACTCTGGGGTGGAATGCACAATACCTAACATCACTCAACGAAACCATGATTAGAACCAGCCAAAGTCGAGTTTCTTGTTTTAATTTTTTCAAAGCCTTGGCCGGATTTCCGCAAGATGCTGATTGTGTAGCACGACAAAATCGTCAGTATTTTTTCAACAATGTAGCATTTGACGAACCTCACAAAGTGGGTGCTGTGGTCCAGTATTTTACCCAAAACAAACCGGCAATTCAAGTCAGCATTGTGGATGTGCATGGAACTGCCTTGCAAAAAACCTGTAGACGATTTGTGTTTAGCAACGTGGAAGATCAGCCCTACAACATACCCAATCGCCACTTGTTTGTGGTGTATAATCAAAGCGTCAAAATTGATTCCAAATATCAACTTGGAGGCAAACTCAGTATGAATTTGGGCGGTAATCCTCGTGTTTTTGAGTCAGCTAATCGAGTAGACGTGCGAGTTGTGCCCGAAAAAGAATGTTCAAACTTCCAGTAAATTTGTCATAAGTACTAGAGTGGCCCAGATGTTTGTGCTATAATATACGTAGATAATTCCAATCATGCCTATTTTACAAGAAACCGACAATTCTGAAAAAGAACCCAGTCGCTTGCTCCAAGAAGCCGGCATGTATGTGTTCATGGGCGGAGTCGACGATGATACTATCAGACCCATCATAGAGTGGATTTTGGTGGAAAATCACGTGGTAAAAAAGAAGAAAAAAGAGCTACTGCTTATGGTCTGCAGTGAAGGCGGCAGCGTGGAAGATGCTTTTGCCTTGATTGATGTGATGAAAGCCAGCAGTATTCCAATCAAGACCGTGGGTCTGGGCGTGATAGCCAGTGCAGGACTCATGATATTTTTGGCTGGACATGCAGGACGTAGAGTGCTAACGCCCAACACTTCAATACTAAGCCATCAATATAGCAACAGCCACGAAGGCAAGCATCACGAACTGTTTGCCATAGCCAAAGAACACAATCTCATACAGTGGCGCATGCTGGAACACTATCGTGCGGCCACGGGCTTGGACACTGATACTATATTGGAAAAATTGTTGCCACCCAGTGATATCTACTTGTCAGCAGAGGAAGCCTTAGAATTAAAAATCTGCGACTATGTCAGCGACTTGAAAAAATAATTACCGTTGTCTTTTACGGCCCAGGGTTTTTTCTGTGCCGTATTTCTTGGGCTCGTCAGGAGCGGCTGTGATAGCACTGCGTTTTTGTGTAACTACATCTAAATCTGGTGCAGTAGTTTTTGCTGGAGCAACGTCTACTTCAACATCAGTGTCTTTGTCTCCGCCACCGTTGTAACTAAAACTCACACGACCAATTGTGCCTGTGGCCGCATAAACTTTGCCAGCATCCAGACCCACAGTGCCTTTGAAGTCCGGCGGATACTTGCTGGTAAATCCTGTGACTGTATAGTTGCCAGCCTTGTCTGAGCCATTTAAATGTAGTTGTATGATAGGGCTGGTGTTCAAGAATTTCAAACAAGCTTCGCCAAACTTGGGATCTGAGTTGATGTTGACAGCCACTTTGCGTGCCAGGCTGGCCAAGGCATGATACCCAGCATTGTATCTAGGATTGTCAGTTTTGGCTTTGATGTCTTTCATTAAATTTAATACTTCTGGGTCATCAGTAGATGTCGCACCCGATTTGATCAACTGTTTGATTGTTTGTGCTGTGTTTTGATCTATGAGGCCTTGTTCCATGCCAAACACCAGGGGAAACTCAATGGAGCTAAGTGTGCCAACTTTTTCAATTACATCAACCTGTGGAGCATAAGTTTTCAGCAACTTGTCCAGTCCTTTTTCTCTGGCCGCCACAATACCGTCGGCAATGTTTTTGACCGATGCAGAAGCACCCTTTTCACCCTTGCTGCTGATGCCAATTTCCACACCCGATGGATGCAACAAATAACTGTCGACCAAGCCATTGTTCTTGGCCGCCGGAAAGTTTATGGCACTGCCTGAAAATGTACCTTGTGGACCCAAGATATCTTTTCTTGCGGCCTCTGCTCCTCCCGACCGAATCATGCCTTGAACAAGAGCTATGGGTCCAATGGTTTCACCAAGATCATCACGCACCGCAGTGGCCATTTCGCCCACGTTGTCAAATGTAGGCAATTTTCCACCAAGCAATTGATCCATGCCAGGGCGTATTTTGTCAATGTTGGCTAATTCGTCAGGGGTAGTTCCAGGTCTGGTGCCCATGGCTGACACTGCATCTGCTGGAGTAGCAAATGTACTATTTTGAGGGAACAAGTCCACAGGTTTCAATTTGTAGTAACTGCCTTTAAGGCTAACTTGTTTGTTTAATTGCCAGCCACCGGGCAATTCGTTGTTTTTCCAAAGGCCGGCCATGTCCTGTTTGATTTCATTGAAGAATCGACCGTAATAGGTTTTTTGTCCTTTGGCCGGGCCGTCAAAGGTTATAATGGCAAAGGCCTTGCTGGCGTTGTTAGGTTTGTTGCTCCAGATGATATTGGGATACTGTCGAAACAGTTCTTGCCCGGCTTCGGCCATTTCTTCATAGTTGGCATAAGCACCGGGCTGACTGGGGAAATAATCCACCCGATCAAAAACTATTTCGGCTGTGGGGTTGTCCTTGTTGCCTTGGAAAAAACCATCGCCTTTTTCGCGATACAATAAACCGCGACTTTTTTCGGTCAGTAACACCGTTTCTATTAAATTTATTAGATTTCTCATTGTGTTTTCATAATTACTATGTTATACTTATCAATGTATCTGTAAGATTTTTCCAAAAACCAAATGTTTTTTAGCATAACCAAACAACAAGATAGTAGATTTCCCAACCATTGGCAGTGCGGAAATCTATGGATCAACTGTGACCACGGTTGGCACCAACCCACGCTTGACCAGTGGAACAAGGGCTACTATGACAACCATTGTACGTTGCAAATGACTGAGATTGGCGTGAAGATCACCCACAGCACTCCAAGAAGTTTTCCGCTGTGGCATGGCCCGGGTATAGCAACAAATTTGCCTTGCGATGCGGCCAGCACACAGGCCTGGGCCGACGACGATTTGCTGATTGATTTCGAAGGCAATGTGCTGGTCACCAAACGTCCAATTGATTGTTCTGTGCCCGATCAACCCTTGACCTTGCAACAAGCCAAGCAACTAATTGGCGATCATTTGTCTCAGTCATTGGATCAATTATCGAGCCTGCAGGTTCGAAATTTAAAATTATTTTGTTCGGGCGGAGTTGATACCTTGTTGTTGTATGCAATGCTGATGAGAGATCGAATTGATTTTGAATTGATCACTCACGAGCACTATGACTATGATATGTTTACTTGTCATAATCATAAAACTCTTAAATCATTTTGGGCCTATGGACAGATACATCATTGGAATCAACCCACGTGGTTGGCCACCGGCAGTTGTGGCGATGAATATTTTATACGCGGACCTGCTGTCATCGCCATGTTGACAAGTTGGCATGACATCAATTTTGGTCAGTTGTTGGAACAAAACAAAGACAAGTATCATTACTATCATTTCAGCAAATATCATGATCTCTGGAGTGAATCGTGGAACACAAGACATCAACTGCGACATCAATATCCTACAATACATGATCTCAATCAGCAAATTATCAATCATTTGGTCAATGATCATCAACATTGGCATCTTGGCAATACCATGACATGGACACCTTTTAAAAATGTAGAAATAGCCAAAATCTTGTTGCGTTGCGACATACAGGATTTGTTGCCACAATTTTTGGATGGCAATTTAAGTAAATCTCTGGTTGAGGATTTTTACCCAGACGCCGTTGGTTTTCTCAGCAAATTTAAAAATACAAATCACAAACAGGTCTTGCCTGACTTTTTTCATTGGCATAGTAATCATGCGTAAGCCATTTTGTGTGGTTCCTTTTGTGGAGGCTTTCAGTGGCATGGATTCTGATTATAGGAATTGTTGTGCAACTTATCCTCAGATATCTAGTTTGCCAGGACAAACATTTGAACAATGGCAACAAGATCCAAGACTGAAAGAATTCAGACAGCGACTTTGTCAAGATAAATGGATCGATGAATGTCGTGCTTGTGAAGTACAGGAAAAACAGCATGGACACAGTTTCAGAACAGCAGTAAACTCCGCCGTGGAAATAAACGATGTTTTTGGAATCTGGCCCAGCCGTTGGAATCTCAAATTCGGCAATGTGTGCAATTTGGCCTGTTGGAGTTGCTCCGAACACTCTAGTTCCGTGATTGCACATCATAAACGCCAAATTGATATTTTACCAGATGGATTTGTTGATCCTGAAAAAAAATTCCAAAAACTTTGGCCTCAATTGAAAGCGAATATTCTAAAAAGCTATGACTATCACAAAACAGTTACATTGACTTTGCTGGGCGGAGAACCAATGTTCAATAAAACAGTGTTGACATTTCTAAACTGTCTGATTGAACTTGGCCTTGCTGGCAGGACTCGACTAGAATTTCATACCAATGCCACGCTGATCAATCAAAAATTATTTGCCACTGATCAGTGGCAGTATGTTTGTGTTTTTTTGAGTCTGGATGCAGTAGGGCAAAAAGCTGAATGGTTGCGTTATGGTTGCCACTGGAACGACATTGAAACCAATGTAGAATTTTTCAAATCTGTGGCTGACTATGTTGAGGTACACTGCACCTTGGGAGTGCTCAACATCAAAGATTTGCCTGAGCTTGCTGACTTTTGTAGTTCAAAACAATTACCTTTGAAAGTAATGACTTTAAATAATCCAGAATTTATGAGTTTGCTTACATGGCCGGCTAGTCCAGATTTGATAGCGAACCGGGAACATTTAAAACAATTTGGTTATGAGCAATATTATGATATCATCGGGGACAATGCCCGTTCGGACATGCCTATTAAATTGTTGCACCATATTCAACAATTTGATGGTATTCGTCAAAATTTAATGGATTTTGATCCAGAACTACTGCATGCTTTAAAGGTTAGTGCTCACTGACCTAGTAATTCACAAACGGTTGACCAAAAATGCCCGATTTGCTATACTAGTTTTATAGTAAACAAAAAGGAGCAGATATGAGCAAACAAATCCAATACGCAGGTTACAGCATTTTAAAAGATGGCACCTGGAAATTCCGTACTGCCACTGACCAAAAACGCATTTTTCAGCTAGAAGCATTCGGTGAATCGGTTTACATGGTCAGTATCAAGCCCGTGGCCACCAAAGGTGCGGCCGCCAAAGAACTCTTGGCCATGGATTATATGGGCAAGGATCCGGCCTGTGTGGCGTTCTTCGTTAAACACGCAAAAGATGAGAATCCTTTCAAGCCCAAAAAGGTTCGCACTGTTAAAGTCAAGGTTTCCAAGTCAGATCCTGTAGAGTCATATTTTTTAGCAGTGGAGGCTGACCAGCCCATCAGTCGCAAAGAAGCAGCTCGTTTGCGTGCCGAGTTCAATGAGCGTGTACGTGTTGCTTATGAAGCCAACTAAGGAAGACGACATGGCCAAGTTTAGAGTATTAGCCAGCGAAACTGTGTTCTACGAGTTTGTGGTAGAAGCCGACAGCCTGGAAGAGGCGCAAGCCCGGATAGACCGCGGTGACTTTGACACTGGGCCGGCCTATGACGGCGACAATTTTGAAATCGACAGCATTGAACAGGAGACAGAAAATGTCAGTTAATCAAATAGTCACAGAACTCATGAGCGGTGCCTTGACCAACGATGACATTGAACAGGTGGCACAGGCTCTCAAATACGCCCGAGCTCAAGTTGGTCGCGAAGTAAAGCGTCAACTGGTTCCTGGAGCAAGTGTGAAGTTCTATCATCCCAAACAGAATTTTTACATCGCAGGCACTGTGAATCGCATCAAGCAAAAATACGTCTTGGTCGACACACCACGAGGTCGTTACAATGTGCCAGCCAATTTATTGGAAGTGGCATGAAGCACTTGCCGGTAGAATCATTTATTTCTGGGAATGCACCGTTGTATTCAGTGGTGCGTGAATATCCAGAGTTGCGCATGGTGCCCATTGGTCATGTGGAAACCGTGAGAATGGGCCTGCACCGACTGGGCTACAGGTTCCGCATACGCTATCGCGGTCCACATGGACGCCAACGCGATACTCACAAGGCCGACGCCCGGGCATTCACAGTTTACATCGAAGAGGACTTAATATGAGAATTAACATCAGCGATTTTGTAACTACCAAGGACAAGAGCATCACGGGTCAAGTCATGGAAATCATCGGCAACCGTGCTGTGATCATCGACGATGCGTCGGAATATGACTACCCAGAAAACTGCCTGGAATTTAAAATTTCGGACTTGCAACCATTGTAAACACAAGGAAAAAAGTCCTTGGAAATCAATGACTTACAGCGTGTAAAAAAGCCTTGGAAATCAATGACTTACGCTACCTAAAAATACTGTATTTTGCCCGGTTGACCGAAAATGCCCGATCGGGTATAATGTATGTATAGTTAATTAAAAGGAGCGAACAAATGGTTGGACTGACAATAGTAGATGGTGACACGATCCGTGCATATGACTTCAAACCCATGGCTGGTCGTGAAGACTGCTTCATCGAAGGTGAAGTGATCGACGCTCACAACAACGAGCAGGGCTATCAGGCCTACAAGATCCGTGTCACCCGTGACTCATGGTCGGATGCCGAAGACAAAGGCAGGGTTGGTATCGAAATGTTCGTACCTTGGAGAGTCAGCTTCAATGAGTTCCAGGGTCGCATCATGAACCTGAGCCGTTAATGAAAGCCTTTTTAGAAATCACAGAATGGGACAGCGATTTTGCTGTCCCCAATCACATCTACTTCTTGAACGACGGCCGAGACAAGATGTATGGTTATGTGCAGGCCGGCACTGGTACGGTGCAGACCATGAGGACACCATATAGATTTCACACTCGTGGTCGCAAGTTCAAGGAAGTGACTAATACCTGGGGCTTTGGTGTTGATGAGACTCCAGAACTCAGCCGTGGTAAGGAATACAAGGTATTGGGTAGCAAGGGCAATATCTACACTGTCACAGATGAAAGTGGCGCATGGTCATGTACCTGCCCAGCATCAAAATGGCAAAAGGGCGAGTGCAAACATATTGCGAAGTTAAAGTCCGAAGCGTGATCGATAGTAGTTGAAGTTTTGAGCAATTTCTGCGCCGCTTAATGCTGAGTTGTAGACATTGACAATGGCCAACCGGCCTCCCCATAAACCACCTGGATCCCAACGAGTCATCAAGCCATAGCCAATTGAAGGATTGGCGGCACCGCCTGGTGGCTCCGTAGCAGTTCGTACCAGGGTGTTGTTTACATATAGGTTGAGAGTGGTGCCATCGAATGTGCCCACAATTTGATACCAAGCCCCAGGAGTCAATGAATATGACGGAGTACCGTGAAAGCCACCACCGTACCACCAGGCCTGTAATTCATTGTCAGCTCCGCTGCCATTTCCCCAGCCCAGGCCAAGATTGATAGTTCCGCCCGCATATTGATATTCTGTGAATATGTTGGGTCCAGAGGATGTGTTGGTCCCATCATAGTAGTGCCAGGCTTCAATACTCCAGTTGGCCAAGGTGCCCAAGTTTGTAGTGCTGTAGCCATACTGTCCACTGCCGGGATTGAATTGTATGTAACCACCATTGGCACTGTTATATGCAGGTGCGTTTACTAGAGTAAACGGTATACCTCCTACTGTGTCAGTCCAAGTAGAACCTGTGCCTGGATAACTGGCAGGATTGCCAGCGTCAAGACTCAGCAATGGGATTAGTGGAGGGGCTGACGTTGAAGTAACTGTTACACCCCCTCCGACAGCGATGCCAGGTCCTATTGTTACGGACACACCGTTATCCTACGTACCAGTTACTGCCATCTGACCACACAGGTACCACGTTTGATCCACCACTGCCCACCTGATTTCCAAAGTTGCCAGCGGCCACCAAGTTGGCGTTGTTGATAAATGCACGCCCTCCGGCCACAGCAGTCAAGTTGGCCAAGGCTGTGGGAGTTGTTACAACTATGTGAGCACCGGTGATATTACCACCGGTCAGGATGATATTGCCGCCTGAGCCCGAAGTAACGATATTACCACCTGTGACATTACCAGTGACACTGACATATCCATTGGCAGTGACATTACCTGTGGCACTAAAGTTTACGGAGTTAATGCTGCTAAAACCGCTGATGGTTGGTGCTGGACTTGCTACACCAGAGACTCCGATACTGGCTGTGACCAAGACATTATCAGCTACTACATTACCAACAATGTCAACACCCGTTGAACTAATGGTTTGGACCACATTGGCCTGTGCGGTGTTGCCCACAAACATCTTGATGTTGCCATTGGTACTGCCTAAAATTAAGTTCCCTGTACCTGTGCCGCTTGGACCTGTGGCAGCGCTTGCAACCACATAAAGATAAGCATCGTTGGCCGTAGAAGTATCGCCAAAGAATGCTGAGTCTGAATGGTTGTTGCTGGTTATGCCCAAGTCAACAAAATAGGTTGTGTCATCACCATTGTTGGCTGTGAGTATGTAATCAGTGCTGGCCAGGCTCCCGTCGTTGATGTTCTGGAAATTGATCTGGCTGTAGCTGTTGCTGTTGGCACCAAACTGTGCCACCACATTGCTGCCCAACGGAGTAAAGTTAGCACTACCGGCATAAAGACCATCATTACCAGTTACAGTATTGCCTTGTAGATAACCTCCACCTCCAGAAACAATGAGATTGCCATTGAGTATGTCCACATTGCCAGTGGGGCTAATAGTCATATTCAGTATGGGATTGCTTCCGTCGTTGTAACCAGTGGTATAAAAGCTGAGTCGGCTAGGAACGTTTCCTAAGGCCCAATTATCAAATGCTTCAACACTGATCTGTGCCACCGGATTTGAAAAAGCTGATCCATCGTATCCTTTACCTTTGAACGCCGCCAGCTGATCACCGGCTTGCACAGCGGCTGGGGCGGACAATGTGCCACGTGAATACCTACCAACAAATGTTCCGCCGATGTTGTTAGCACTTCCAAAATTATCAATTTCAATGCGATTTTGAGTATTGGCTACATCAGATTGTATCAACAACAGTGGACTTGTGCCACCCTTTATAACAACCAGACCTGAGTTGCTAGGCTTTAAAACTATATTGCCATTGGAACCAATTGGTGTTCGTATGACACAATTGGCCGGCAAAGTTACATTACCAGTGTTGTCAAATGTCCAAGTATGGCTACCAGTTTGAATATTGACATTGCCATCATATAAATCACCATTGCCACTATCACCACCTTGGATGTTTATAGCACCACCAGATCCATCACCACCATAGCCGCCTTGGAGTGTCACGTAGCCACCAGATCCAAAGTTGGCATCGCCGCCTCTGAGATACACGTAGCCAGGCGTGCCTACATTGCCTACATCACCTGCTTCTATACGGATGTAGCCACCCTGGCCATTGCCTGGACCATAACCACCGCGGACCTTGACATCGCCGCCGTTGCCGTTGACGTCACCACCGCGACCTGCCCAAAGATAAATGTCTCCACCTTCACCTGCAGTGGTATCAGCACCTGCACCAGGATTGATCACCAGGCGTTGGCTGTTGGGATTGCCATCAGCATCACCGTTGGCCGTGGTGATAACAGCTTCTTGTACTCCATCAGTGAGGTTCAGTGTGTAGCCATAGATGTTACCGCTGGAAACATCTCCACGTGCTGTGTTTACCAGTGGACCTTTGAAGGTTGTATCTTCCCCAAAAATCCAATTCAGTGAGTTGGTGCCAATGACTATGTTACCTGAGTAGCCTGCTTCCAGTTTGACATACTTGTTGTCATCGCCAAAGTATTGATCATAGTAGGCGGTGTTGCCGGTGTCAAAGTGTATGTGTGTGGGATAATCACCGCCGCGCACTCGCAGATACTGTAGATTGCCTGTGCTGTCGGTGCCTGGAGCTAGATACAGACCACCGCCACCATATTGATCACCGGTACCTTGTATGACTTGATTGTCGAAGGTCACATTACCGGTGTTGCCGCTACCGCTGGGCAAGTTGGTGAGTTGGCTGCCGTCTCCAATAAAGTAATCGGCGGTGATGTTGCCAGTTAGACTTGCGGAACCGACTGTAAGAGTTTCGGTGCCGGGATTGTACTTGAACAAATTAGTACTGGCAAGATATCCAGTAGCGTTTGTATAAGTTACCGCATTGCCATAAAAGTTAGGTGAATACACAGTACCTACAGTAACATTGTTAGCACTGAGATCTCCTGTGTAAGTTGGCAAGAAAGCAGCCACATTGGCATTGCTATAATTGACGTTGCCAGAAAATGGTTGCCCGTTGGCATATTGAAAATTGTTGGTTAGCACCACATTGGCAACTACATTTCCACCGATTATATTACCGGTAGTGCTTACGGCTAGTTCAGTTAGTCTTGTTGTCATGATGTATTCTCGTTGTTTTTGTATTTAGCGTATTACAGGCTATAAAATTACCCAGTCACCATCGGTGATGTCAATCACAACTCCGGCGGCTATGTCAATAGGTCCTACACTTTCGGCATTGTAGCCATCTAGCGTGAATCCTTGCGTGATGGTTTTGCTGTTAAAAACTACGCCGTTTAAAGCACGCAGTTGTTGGCCTGTGATATTGCCGGCTGTAACGTTGCCAGTTGCTGAAATAATATTTGAGCCAAAGTTGGCCATAAGTGCTACCACATTGGCATTTGAATAATTACCCATTGGCAAATTGGTTAATTGGCTGCCATCACCAATGAAATAATTGGCGGCAACGTTGCCTGTAAAGTTGCTGTTGATCGCAGCGATGTTGCCATACACTGTGGCACTGCTGACAGCCAGGCTTGCGCCCGTAACTGGGCCACCTACTTGTAATCCTATGTTCGTGGTCCAAACATTATCGCCACTGTGGTAAAGCAAAGTGGCTATGTCATCCGAGGCACCCACTGTGATACCCGAACCATTGGCAGCTGCATCTGTTGTGGCTGTGTTGGCCAACTGTATGGTTTTAGAATCAGTAACGATATTACCGATTTGTATGATATTGCCCTGCACTGTGAGATTGCCATCCACGACAAGATCACCGTTGTAAATTATGTTGCCGGAGATATTGAGGTTGGCACTAACGTCTAAATATTGAGTATAAACCGTAGCCCAGCGTCGATCACTGGCACCCAAATTCCTGATATTGGCTGTGTTTGGAACAACATGCACATTGCTCTGCACCACACCCGTGCCGTTGGGTGCCAAAATAAGGTTGCCATTGGTGGTGGTTGTAAGTATGGTATTGTTGGCTATCCGGATATTGCTCAATACCGGACCTGCGGCAAAAACCTGATCAAAGTTGAGGTTGGTTTCGTTGAAAGCGGTTCTCAGCGGATCGCCGGTGCCATCGTTTGGTAGTGCGCCGATGTTGATAACATATTGGGTCATAGGTGGATTCAGCCTTTTTCATTATTTATGGCTAAATGCTGATCCAAACTGTGTTGCGCATTGTGCAACAGCATGTTATACTAGTCCTACGCTGTGTAAAAGCAGTGAACTATTTAGAAAGGTAACACAAATGAAGTTTATCAATCCAGAAACCAAGACGTTTCGTGTATTCCAAGCACTACAAAGTGGTAAAGCCTTGACAGCCAGCCAGGCCAAGAAAATGGGCATTGGCAACTTGGGCGCAGAAGTACACCGCATCCGCCAACATGGATTCGCAGTATATACGAATTCACGCAAGGCCGGCAATGGTGTAAACGTAACCGAGTATGTGATCGGGAAACCAAGCCGTAATTTGGTAGCCGCTGGCTATCGTGCTCTTGCATTAGGTATCTAATACCCAACCGCTGCCTGATTCAGACCAGGCACTGAGCACCAAGCCCTAGTGCAACGCTAGGGCTTTTTCTTTGGCTTGACCATAAAAGCAGTATCTTGTATAATACAGTTTTACAGTTAAATAGAGGTATAACATGCCCAATTGGTGTAGTAATCGTGCAACAATTTCTGGTCCGGCTCCGGTCATAAAGGAGATCACGGACATCTTGAATCAAGAAGATACTCCACTCTTGGCCTGGATGGTTCCCGAGCCAAAATATGAGGGTGATCAGGACTGGTACATGTGGCGGGTCAATGCCTGGGGTTGTAAGTGGGACATCGGTGATGTGTATTTTGAACACAATGCCGATGAAGATCAGATCGTGTTTGAATTTTCCAGTCCATGGGGACCACCCACTCAGGCGTTTCAAACCTGGGCCGAGCAAGATGGGCGTGTGCAGTTCACCCTGGAATACTGGGAACCGGGCATGGCATTTGTGGGTCGTACCGAATGGGACGGAGAGTCGTTAAGTGAAGATCACCGAGATCATCAAACAGATTCACAAGGGTACCGAGAAATGGCCGAAGAAGTGTTTGGATATGTGGAAGACGACGAAGAACCACTAACTGAGTGGTATGTGCAAGGCGTAGCGGACAAAGGATTGAAATAATGGAATATGACATCACAACTATAGTGGCAAACATCTTGATCGGCCTAGGACTGGGCATTGGCCTGGTGGTGTTCTGGATCTGGCGCACAGTGCGCCGTTTTGAAGATGATGTGCGTGGCCTGGTGCGTGAAACCATACGCGAAGTTGAAGCCGACATGGTGGGCATAGTGGTCGAAGAAGATGCTGGACAACTATATTTTTACCGTGAAACTGATCGCCAGTTTTTGTGCCAGGGCTCCGACTTGATGGAAATAAGAAAGCGGTTCAACGCCATGTATCCAGAAAAAATTGCGTACTTGGCCGGTGGTGATCCAGTCCTGATCGAGAGATTAAAGGCGGAATTAAAAACCTTGAAAGAACAGGAAAAAGGTGAAAATAGCATTAGCGTCTGACATCCATCTTGAGTTTGGTGCCATTGAGCTTGAAAATACAGAATCAGCCGATGTGCTGATTCTTGCTGGCGATATCTGCCAGGCCGTGGATGTTAACAATGAAACAAACATGGGTAGAACCTGCCGCACATTCTTTCGGCAGGTCAGTGCTCGCTTTCCGAAGGTGATCTACATCATGGGCAATCACGAGCACTATGAAGGTGACTATGCCCGTAGCCGCGAGCGCATTGAGGCCATGTTGGCGGACCTTGGTTGTGACAATGTCCACTTGTTGGAAAAAGATACCATGGTCATAGATGACGTGACTTTCGTTGGTGGCACCTTATGGACTGATTTCAACCGTGAAGACAGCCTGTGCATGTGGAATGCTGGACAAAGCATGAATGACTACAGAGTTTGTAAAAACAGTGGTCGTGGCATCTCAGGTGGTGGATATGCCAGCCGACTACAGCCCGAAGATACCTTGGCCGATCACAAGACCATGCTGGAATATATACGCATGGTCACAGAAGGGCAGAAAGACAAACGGTTTGTGTTGGTCATACATCATGCGCCCAGCAGTGCCAGTGTGGCTGAATGTTATAAAGGCGATCTGTTGATGAATGGCAACTTCTACACCGACCTGTCGGAGTTTATCCTTGATCGTCCACAGATCCGATTGATTTGCCATGGTCACATGCACAATGTATCAGATTATCTAATTGGCACCACCAGAGTGGTTTGCAATCCTCGAGGCTATGTGGGCCACGAGCGTCGTGCCGAATTGTTTGAATTAAAATACCTGGAGGTTTTATGAGTGATAACACACCAGACCGTTGGACCATTATACGCATACAAGCACCGGGAGAAGTCATCTACAAGGTGTTTGCTTCATGGTCAGGAGGAGGGCTCATGGGTTCAGATAGCTGGCAGTTGAATTCCGGCATCGTGCGTGCCACCTTTGCAGATCCCTACTGGGAGTTTGATGGCACTTCAGGATCGGTGTATCGTTGCCACCGGGACAGCTATGGCACCAACGGCTATGGTGGCCGGGTCTTGAGCAACTTGATCGACCAGGCTGAAAAACAAGGCATGCAAATCGATGTGCTCAGCAGTGAAACCGATTGGGGTCGATTGCAGTATGAGCCCTTGGCACAGTGGGTGGAAAGTGGGGTACAAGATGTTTAAATGGTTGCGGTACAGCGGAGCCTGTGTTATAATAACAGTGAATCCTGCCCACTGGCGTTGGATTCCCTGGGCCAATCGTTTCCAAGACGAGTGGGCCGGTCCCAAAGAACGCACAGTAAGCATGGGGTGGTTGTTCTTGACTGTAAGACTATGGAAGGATGATGGGAGTTGGTAATGACAAGTAAAACTGCAAATGGTGTGGTAGGAGATCTGATCTACTGCCATGCTACTAAAGAATACATGTTTAGGGTCTATGATCAAGACCACAATTTCACGGACTATGACATACGTCACTGTGACATGCGGATCAAGATCATAGACGCTGACGCACATTTTTATGATCACGATGGCGAATTGACCCTGGATCACAGTCCAGCTACCTTGGGAATCAAATAGATGGGCATGTTTGATTGGATCGAGTGGGAAGGTCACAAATATCAGACCAAAGACACTCCCAATCAACTGTGTGATGAATATGTCATAGACCAGCTGGGTCGTTTGATGGTGGAAGAATATGACGCTGAGTTGGTACGGGATCCCGAGCATGTATTTGGAGTATACATACAACAAAACAACAAGCGTTGGCGTGAGTGCGTGGAATTTTCGGGCAAGATAAGATTTTATCGCGAAGATACAGACTTCGGTGGCTACAAAAACAACGCCTGGATAGAATGGGAAGCTGAGTTCAAATGCGGACTCATGATAGGATTGAAAATGTTGGAAGGTGACAAATTTTTGGAGTGGTACGAACAAGGCATTGAACAACGGGGCTTAAAATGAAGATATACAAATCAAACTATCGAAATCATTGGATTTCACCTTACACAGTGTTGGAGTATGTGTTCTTTTGGACTGCATGGTCCAAGTGCGGCCGCAACAAGGGTGTTATAGAGGACCGGGACTATGTGGACCATCCAGCCTGGGTAGAACGTGTGACTGTTTACATTGAGCCTGCGTGCCGAGCCATCAAGTGGGTGCTGGATCTAGTTCATCCACAAATCAATATAATTAAAATTGATCGTTATGATACCTGGAGCATGGATCATACCTTGGCCGACATCGTCCTACCTATGTTAAAGCAGTTAAACGCTACCAAACATGGTGCTCCACATGTGGACGATGCAGATGTGCCTGAGTACCTACGCAGCCACATGGCACAACCCAAAGAGAACGAATGGGACACCGACAGCCTACATTTCATGCGTTGGGACTGGGTCTTGTCCGAAATGATCTGGGCCTTTGAGCAGAAAGTCCAGGACGATGCCGAAGGCCAGTTTTTTGATCACAGCGCCTACGAAAACGATAACGTGCCAATCAAAGAGTGGTTGGCTGACGTAAACAATCGTGTGAGCAAAGTCAAGTATGACCAAGAGGGGCACCGTGCCTGGCAGGCTCGCAAGGCCAATGGCTTCCGACTCTTTGGCAAATACTACGAAGCACTCTGGGACTGATGGCCAAGTCCAAAACAAAAAGCAATGTTGCGGATGGTCGCAACAGTGCGGACATGGAGGTGGGTGGTGACCTAGTAGCGTTCATCAATCGCAATGTCACACCATATCCCACCGAAGTTGGCGGTCCTGCGTTTGATCTTATACCTGTTGAAAAACAAAAAGACATCATGGTCAACGTGGCCCGCATGCATGCTCAACAGGAATATGACCGAATCATGACCCTTGTGGCTGTGTTGCAACAGCAGGCCGAATCAGTCCGACGTCGACTTGAAATCACAGATTGGGTGCATGCAGCCAAGTACGGTTTCCAAATCTACCATGGACAATGCTATTGGTTGGCACATGATCTACGCCATGGTGGAACCTTGTTGACCCAAACCGGACCTGAGGATTGGACCACGGGCCAACCGGTTGATTGGGAGTATATCTGTAGGGTAAAATGGTTGGGAGATTACACCTGGGTAGAAGTTGACACAAATGGTGACAATGTAGTATAATAAAAAGATGAAGAATATATCCGCTGTAGAAACAATGAAATGGATTAGCACTGGTATCATGTTGCTGGCGGCCTTGGCCATAGTAGAAGGTCTACACCCTACCAGCATATACCTGCTCAACTTAGGTAGCTTGGCCTGGTTGATCACGTCCATCATGTGGCGTGAGTGGAGCCTGATCGTGGTCAATGCTAGCCTGTTGTTGGTTTATGTTTATGGGTTAACCAAGGTATTATAATGACAGGACAACAAGTGTTTGAACAAGTGGTTGCTTTTGCTGATCAGTCGCGCCGAATCAACCGAGCTAAAGCTATCACTCAGGAAGATTACGAACAGTGGCGACACGACTACATCTGGGAAGCCTTGCATGGCATCAGATACGGTCAAAGTTTTTGCAATCATTTTGGCATCACTGACAACCATCTCTACTACGGCACCGGCGGTATAGAGTGGTCAGACAACTACATCAAGAAGACCTATCTTGCGTGAACCTGGGTACACATGGCCAGTGACTATAATGTGGGGTACCGGCGCCGAAAATGAAACTCAATGGAATGATATCAGCATCTGGTGCATAGAAACTTTTGGTTTGCCTGGCGATCGTTACATCACAGACATCAGTGCTGAGCATATGACATGGTTTTTTCGAAATGATCGAGATGCGGTTTTTATGAAACTCAAATACGGCCCAGTGGCTCACTTATATGACTATAGATAATTTATATTTTGCTTATGGTGCCAACATGCACCCGGGTCAGATGCATTGGAGATGTCCGCAGGCACAAGCCCAAGGAGCATTCATATTGCGTGACTGGGAACTGAAATTTTATTGCCATGCCACCATCGAACCCCGGACAGGTAGTGAGTGTGCTGGAGTGCTGTGGAGCCTTACTGCCGAATGTGAACAGGCCCTGGACAGATTTGAAGGATTTCCATATTATTACACCAAACGCACCTGGATCCAAGACGGTGTACAATTTTTCTTCTACGAAATGAATGATCCCAAAACTGGCACACCAGGTTCGGGTTATGTGCGTGACATAGTGGAAAGTTATGACTTTTGGAATATACCCCGACAGCGCCTAAATCGCTTGATCTATGACCCAGCTTAGACGCAAAACTGCTTCGTGTCGTCAGTTACCGCCCATGGACTGGATGCGTGACAAAGATAGTTTTGACCATGCACACGAGATCGTCAAGGCCTTTGGAGTAATCGAACATGTGCTCAACTGGTGCAAGATCGAACTGCGTGGCGAATGGCGCTGGCAATTGATAGAAATGAGCAGTGATATCAAACCCGGACGTTACATATTTTATTTTGACGACGAGCGTGATTACTTGGCATTCCTGATGAAATGGTCCTAGCATGAGTATAGACAATTTTGTGGTCCTAGACAGTGTTTATGGAAAATTTATCGTGGCCAGAACTTGTTTGTTCCAGGCCGAGGCCTTGGTCAAAACGGGCCATACTCACATTGAACCGGAATTAAACAATATTTTTGCTATTGTTGATACCTTGGCCAATGACGCGGTTGTTGTTGATGGCGGTGCCAACATTGGATTTTTTACTGTGCCTGTTGCCCATAGAACACAAGGTCGTGGTACTAGGATTATCGCATTTGAACCACAACGTCAACTATTCCAAGCACTTGGTGGCAGTTTAGCCATCAACGGTTACCGTCATGTATATCTACATAACTGTGGACTTGGTAAAAAACCTGGCACGGCACAACTACCTGCGGTGGACTACGGCATGGCACAAGACTTTGGTACTGTGTCACTGAGTGATGAAACCACTATTGACGAACATGGATGGATGGCGGATCGTGTGATCGATGTTACCAGTATTGATGCCATGGATCTACCCAGACTTGATTTCTTCAAGCTAGATGTAGAAGGTTATGAAGTTCCGGCACTGACTGGTGCTATAGAAACGATAAAAAAACACAGGCCTTGGATCTGGGTGGAATATTTTATCACCGGAGCGGAACCAATCAAACAAGCTCTGTGCTCGGTTCCAGATTATGATTATTACATTGTAGATTATCAAAACATGCTGTGCATGCCCCGAGAACAGGCCAATCGGGTCAATGTGTCTGGGCTGCAAAAAGCGTGATTGACCATTAACAACTTTTATGGTATAATACATTATGAATAATATTTTTACTACAACCCAACCCATAGAGTTCCAGCCCAATCGCACAGATCTACGCAACTGGCGATTCCTTGGCATGGAAATGGAGGCCCTGGGCACTAGACTGGATGCGGCCCGTGCGGCCCTGGCTCAGGCCAAAACAGACTGGGCCCGTTGGTACTGGACTGAAGTGGTGGATAGGTTGATGTTGCAGTGGCGTGGCATGCCGGCCTTGCACGACGGTGATGCCACCATGACACGCTTGCCACGCTGGACGGTGGACTACTATTGGTGGGATGGCACCTCGGAAATTGGCGGCTGGGACATCAGCGACAAATTGTTTGACAAGATATTCAGAGCCGATCTGGAAGAATCATGGAACAGGATACGAAATGCAAGGTTGATGAAATGCAACTGTCAGTAGGTAGTCGTTGGACAGACTCACAAGGTCGTGAATTTGTGATTGATGAAGTTGGTGAAAACGGTGCCGAAACCTGGGTGACCTATACTCGCGTAGGTGATCGGACCAGTTACAGATGTTTGGCTGAAGCTTTTACTTATAGATTTTCAAGGACAGAACATGACTCCAGAGCGTGAAATGATTGTGTGGGCAGTGTTGGAGGGCAAATTGCCCGAGCAGATGCTGACCCAGGAAGAAGTAGACGAAGTCTTGGTCTTAGTGCAGGAAGCCATCATGGACAAGCGCCTGCAAGAGGCCGAAGCCGCAGGTAACCCTAGTGTGTTTTGGGGCTTTGATGAGGATACCTTGCATTGAAGAACTTTGTGGTCATGTGGTGCAACCAAGGTCTGGAGTGCGTGTTCGACATTACGGCCGACAAATACAATGCCTTGATTACCCGTCTCCGAGGTCAAGAGTTCATACCTCAGCACAACTTGTACCACATGCGGCTGAGAGCACAGTACAACCCACAGCGCCACTATGAGATATATTTCATAGGCGTGGATGATGAAATTAAGGAATCGGATATCACAGAGATGTTTGAAGCCAACCCGCAACAGGCCGCAAACACTGTGCGTGAGCGAGGTGAATGTTTTTACAGTGACCGAATCAGTGACAATGCGGTCATAGTTTAACGGTAACGTGTTCTGTAGCAGGAACTAGTCTGACCCGGACGATTGAACTGGAGTAGCTACCAGGGGTGGTTCTGGTCCAACCCAACCGGCGCTGGCAGTGCGTCAACGGTCCCTGTCGTGGAGTGGATGGTGAGGTTAGGATAGGTGGTCTTGCTGAGTCCGATGGGACAACCAAGATGTGCTGTCATTGGATTATAGCACGGATCTTAACTATAGTAACCACCGGGGGACGCAGAGCATTATGTTAGTGAGCACTAACATCAGTGGTTGACAAAGTGCGTCATTTTTAGTATAATTACGATTAGCTAGCCAATTTA